GAACAGCTGGGTACAACTGGTGAGTCTGCATTTGCTGAAATGGGCTTTACCATTGAGAAATCCACTGTGACTGCGAAGTCGCGTGCATTGAAAGCAGAATACACTCTGGAACTGGCACAAGACTTGAAAGCGATTCACGGTCTTGATGCAGAGACAGAGTTGGCAAACATTCTGTCGACTGAGATTCTTGCGGAAATCAACCGTGAAGTAATCCGTACAATCAACAGCCAAGCTAAGACAGGTGCTCAAACAGCTAACTGTCAGACACTGGGTATCTTCGACATGTCGACAGATGCTGATGGTCGTTGGTCGGTTGAGAAGTTCAAAGGTCTGCACGTTCAGTTGGATCGTGAAGCAAACCAAATCGCAAAAGACACTCGTCGTGGTAAAGGCAACTTTGTTGTCTGTTCTTCTGACGTTGCTTCTGCATTGGCAGCTTCTGGTGCGCTTGACTATGCTCCAGCATTGTCGACTAACCTGAACGTAGATGACACAGGCAACACATTTGCTGGTGTTCTGAATGGTCGTACACGTGTATACATCGACCCATATGCAACTGCTGACTACATCACTGTAGGTTATAAGGGTACTAACCCATATGACGCAGGTCTGTTCTATTGCCCATACGTACCGTTGACGATGGTTCGTGCGGTTGGTGAGAACGACTTCCAGCCACGTATCGGGTTCAAAACTCGTTATGGCATGGCGTCGAACCCATTTGTTGGCAACACACCTGCTGATGGTCTGGCAACTGCTAAGAGCAACCAGTACTACAGAATCTTCCGTGTAGACAACATCATGAACTAAGGTTCATAAAAAAAGGGAGGGGAACCAACCCCTCCCACATTAAACTGGGCAGCTTCGGCTGCCCTTTTTTATGGCCCGACCTTATTTTCTAACGACGCGCAGGCTACGTCAAGCAGTAAATCTCTTTATGTCATTTTTGGAACTTTAGAACCAGGGGTTTGACTACCACTCATTACTGCTTTGTTATACTTAATATAGTATGTTGTTGGTTAGAAGTCAACAGTTAACAATAAAAACTTTTGGTATAAATACAGATAGTTAGAAAAAAGTTAGGACTTTTAATGGCAACGCTAAAACCAAATACAACGGTAACTGTTGATGGTGTTAACAGTGAGTTGAACAATATCAACTTGCTGCAGCCTACTGCATTCAAACTTATCATCGATCGCAAACACTATAAGAACCTCGAGTTCTTCTGTCAGTCTGTCTCGCATCCTAGTGCTTCACTAACTGCTACTGAGATGCCATACAAAAGAGCAAACATTGCAATGACAGGAGATAAATTGACTTTTGGTGAATTATCTGCTATGATTATTCTTGATGAGAATATGAACTCATATGTGGAGCTGTACAATTGGATGAACAGACTTGTTGAGGGTAAAGATCAAGGATCGTTGAATAGAGATGAAACGACTCCTCCTACATATAGTGATATCACAGTTTCTATATTGAGCAGTCACAACAACTTGACTCGTAGAATCCGTTATATCGACTGTATCCCAACTAGCCTTGGTGATCTACAACTTGAAACAACAACTGATCAACAATATTTGTCATTTCCAATATCGTTCAAATTCTCTTACTTTGAATTAGTTTGATATCTACTGGAGTATATTATGAACTTGGATGGAATCCTCGAAGAGTGGGCAACCGACTCTCAACTACCTCGTACAAATCTTGATGAAGCTTCTCGCGAAACGCCAAAGCTTCATGCAAAGTATTTGAGTCTACTTTCACAAGCAAAACTACGTCTAAAGAAAGCTGAGATGGATCAGAAATCTTTGCTTCGTTTGAAGTGGGAATGGTATAACGGCAAGATGCCTGAAGAAAAGATCAAAGAGCTTGGATGGGACTTTGATCCGTTAAATGGATTAAAGATTATGAAAGGTGAGATGGATTATTATTATGATTCTGATAAAGAGATTCAAGAGTCTGAACTAAAAATTCAGTACCTTAATACATGTATAGATACCCTCAAAGAGATCGTCAATAACTTGAATTGGCGGCATCAGACAATTGGTAATATTATCAGATGGAAGGTATTTGAAGCTGGTGGCTGACATTGTTTGCAGATTAAAAGATTATTCTATGTTGGAAGTAGACGTTGATGCAGGCCTAGCGGCTGAGCTCAGCGACTACTTCTCTTTTTATGTGCCAGGTTATAAATTCATGCCCGCATATAAGAATAAGGTATGGGATGGTAAGATAAAACTATTCAATAGAATGAATGGTGAAATATCTGCGGGTCTTTACATATACATGGTCAAGTTTTGCGCAGAGCGTGGATACACTATCGACGCTGAGGAAACCGACTATGGCATGCCTATCGGGGGATCTAAAGTCGATACAATGAGCTTCAATCAGTTTCTTGAATCTTCTAACCTTCCATTCATGCCAAGAGAATATCAATATGATGCTGTTGTAACAGCACTAGAGCGGAATAGAGCTATCTTGCTATCCCCAACAGGATCAGGCAAGTCATTTATTGCATACCTACTTCTAAAACATTACCTTGAACAAAATGATGACGACTCAAAAGTTTTAATTATTGTTCCAACAACATCTCTAGTAGAACAGATGTCATCAGATTTTGAAGACTATGGAATGGATATTGAGGATCAGGTTCACAAGATCTATTCAGGTAAGGATAAGAATACATCTAAAAGAGTAATTGTGTCAACATGGCAATCGATCTATAAGTTTCCGCCCGCTTGGTTTAAAAAGTTTGGAATGGTTATTGGCGATGAGTGTCATGGGTTCAAATCCAAGTCATTGTCTTCGATCATGAACAAAGCTACCGAGGCTAAATACCGGTATGGTCTTACAGGAACTCTCGATGGTACTCAGACTCACAAGTTAGTGTTGGAGGGGTTGTTTGGCCCCGTATATCAAGTGACAACCACCAAGAAACTGCAAGATAACAATACTCTCGCACCTTTGGACATTAATGTGTTATTAATGAATTATGGCGAAGAAGTTAGAAAAGACTTTGGTAAGAGAACATATCAAGATGAGATTGATTGGATTGTTGGAAATACTGCTCGTAATAGGTTCATACGTAATCTCGCTGTGGATGCTAGCGGAAATACTCTCGTTCTTTTTCATCGTGTAGAAGCTCATGGTAAGCCTATTTTCGACCTTATAAATAACAAGGTAGAGGATGGTAGAAAAGTATTCTTTGTCAGTGGCGAAGTTGATACAGCGGATAGAGAAGCTATTCGTAAGATAGTGGAGAAACAAACAAATGCTATTATTGTTGCAAGTCTTGGTACCTTTAGTACTGGTATTAATATTCGGAATCTGCACAATATCATATTCGCTAGCCCAAGCAAGTCTCAAATTAAAGTTTTACAATCTATCGGAAGAGGGTTACGCAAATCCGATGACGGAAGAGTCACAACGCTCTATGACCTAGCAGATGATTTGACTTGGAAGAATAGAAAAAACTTCTCTTATCTCCATTCAGTCGAACGTGTTAAAATCTACGAAAAAGAACAGTTCAAATATAAAATTATTAAGGTGGATCTAGATGGCTGACATTAAACAGTTTATAATGGCAAATGGTGATGAGATCGTTTGTGAGGTATTAGAATGGGCCTCAGAAATTGATCCTGATATGGTGGTTCGTAAGGCTTTTAAGGTTGTACAAATTGACGATCCTATTAGAGGTATTAGATATTTTACATTAAGACCATGGATGCTATATCAAATCGGCGACGAGATTTTTAATACTATTAACACAAACCATATCGTTTCAGAGGGTAATCCTAGTCCTCAGCTTTTACATCAGTATAAAAACGCAATAAGTGAAACTGAAAAACAAGATGAAGAATTCGAAGAGCGTGTTGCTGCTATGTCTGAAAAGCTTGAAGGCATGATGGAAGAAAATATAAATAAAGACAGCTCACAAGATAATATTGTTTATCTAGGAAAATTTGATAAGGGCAAATTACATTAATGGCATTTTTAGTACATCCGTTACCTCCAATCTCAGTCTATGTACGAAAAGAATATCTTTACGATCTAGATCCAGCATACGAAGGTCAGTTTACACCTGGCATATGGATTAGTGTAAAGAGTGTAAAGTACAAGGCATTATATTTCGAAACACTTTTAACTGACTATGGCGCACTATATGATAAGCTACC